TTTACCCTTAAGGTATATAACCTAAAATAAAAAAAAAGAAAATTGTTCTTTTTGAACATTTAAAAAAAACGATTCTAAGCGAAGTCTTAGTTATAATTTATACTGATCTTTTTTATAGTGTTTATACTATATAAAGGTTTCGGTTGATTACTAAGAAAGTGCTGTTATGTAGGAAATGTGTAGGAAATGCAGACATATTTAAAAAAAGTTGATCAAAAAAAGTGTGTCTAAAGCGATCGAGCGCGCGACAGAGCGATTGAAGGATAGAGCGACCGTTTTAAACGACACATTTTGTATATAGAATGTACATATTGTACATATTTTTCGTTATATATGACGAAAACGACACATGGGGATCAAGACATGTTATTACATTCTTTGGAATAGTAGCATACTTTTGGTACATAATGCTTAATTCTTTGTAAAAATGCAATTAAGTTATATTATTTCCAGAATTTTCCAAGATGATGAATTTTATGACAGTTAGCACAAAGAATTTCGCATTTTTCAATTTCTTTTTTAATTCTTTTTATTGAGAATCCTTGGTTAATCATATTAGATATTTCGTGTTCTTTAAGGTCTTCATCTTCATGATGAAATTCTAATGTAGCTGGATGATCTTGTGGACAACGATTACATTTTAATGTTCTTTTATAATCCTTAAACCAAGCACGAATTTTTAGTCGTCTATCATTATTTTTCTTTTTAAGTTTTTCTTTATTATCTTGGTAATATTTTTTATCATACGCTTTGTGGTATGCTTTTCTTTTTTCTGGATCTTCTATTGGCATATATATTTATATGCACTTCATAGTATTTAAGTTTAATGGGAAGTAGCAGATTTGAACTGCTGACCACACCGTTCCAAACGGCATATCCTAAACCAGACTAGACCAACTTCCCTAAAGCCGGAAGAGGGATTTGAACCCCCGACACCACCCTTACAAGGGGCGTACTCTAGCCAGACTGAGCTATACCGGCAATAAAGTCTTTTAGCGTCATACTTAGGACGAACTTAAAATATAGAGGTGTTTTGGGAGAAAACTAAAACCCCCAATGGGAACAAAGAGGATTCGAACCTCATTTTCAAGCTACTGGTACCATCACTTGACGTAACAACCATATTACTCTATTCCTTGGTGCGTATTATGTGTTGAGTTCATTTAGAGAGTTGTACAAGATCATCTAAAGAGTTCCTCAACAAGCTCGCCAGCTAATGCGCCCGATGGGATTCGAACCCACGTTTGGTAAAAACCCTCGGTTAGAAGCCGAGTGCATGTCCTAGCTATGCTACAGACGCTAGTGGGCTTAAGGGGATTTGAACCCCTGCAAAATGGCTCCGAAGGCCACCGCACTTCCTAGCTATGCTATAAGCCCTCGTATGTTTCGCTATTCGACCGTGTTTGTCTGGTTCGAACGCTCGTATCACTATACGCCATGAACCAGCTATTGGAGTGTGATAGTCATTGTGTGCTTTATTGAAACATACAAACTAAAGCAATGGACTATAGCAGAATCGAACTGCTGATTTCATCGTTATGAGCGATGCTCCATGCCACTTGGATAATAGTCCTAATATCTTTCAAAATTTTCTATTATAAATCGTTTATCTGTCTCATCAAGTTTTACCTTTCCACGATTAAATCGTTTAAAGAACTCATTTGGCATATATGTTAAAAGCTTTCCACAATGAGGACATACAAAATTATATGCATTCTCTTTAGGATATTCTTTAATTATATACCATTCATGTTTCCCAATAAGACATTTAAGATTCATTTTATTCTTCCTTATATGGTAATTGAGTACACCAATCTGGAATGTTCTCCCACTCTTTATGGGTTAATTTCCTTCCAAATATCTCCATACCTATCCCATGAAAATCTTTACAGTAAATAATTGTTTCATGATCTCCTTTCATATCTCGGTCGTCACATAGTATTAATTGGCCTAAATATGGGCATACTCCACAGTAATCAAATTTTAAGTTTACTTCTTTATCACCTGTCACTAAATCACTCTCCATAAATTTCAATTTGAACAAAATTATAAACAATTTGTCCGCTCAAAGGATCAGGAAAACTTCCTAAAGTTCTTCGTTTTTTATTATACTGAATTCTTGATCTCCAATTTTTCCCAGTATATTCTACCCCTCTAAATCCAAATATTTTATTTGCTCCATTATTATAGCTAATTTTTGAACGCAAATTTTTTGTTTGTTTTGTTGGAATATAATGTATTTTTGCATGATTTTTGAGACTCATTAACATTAGATTATCAAATTCATTGTTAAATTTGTCTCCATCGATGTGATGAATGCATGTTTTGTTATTCTCAGGAACTAATCCAGTATTTAACCAATAGACATAAATATGTAAAGGTACATATTTTCCTTTCTTTTTATACCCCGGGAATGCCGGGTCAAATTCATTTGTAAATATATATCCATCGAATTTATATAACATTAGATCACCTTTGAATGGGCGCAGACGGGATTTGAACCCGCAACCGCTCGGTCTGGAGCCGAGAGCACAGCCAAATTGTGCTTCTGGCCCTAATAGATCGTGCACGAGTCGAACGTGCGTCGTCGGTTCCAAAGACCAACAGGATTGCCACTACCCCAACGATCTAATATATTTCTTTTTGTACAATTTTATATACGATCTCGCCACTTAGTGGGTCATTGAAGTATCCTAATGAATGTTTTCTATTATTAAATTGAATTACAGATTGCCATACCTTATTCCAAGGGATATTTCTTTTATGATATCTAACTCCTTTAAATCCAAATAATCCGCTTTCCTTCCTATTTAAACTTATTTGTGCCCGATGTTTTAGAGAAGGATTTTGATTATGAATTTTATTATGTTCTTTTACACTTATTAATTCTAAATTTTCAAATTCATTGTTCTCTCTATCTTCATCGATATGATGGATAGCTGTTTTACCTTTTTCTGGTATTAACCCTGTGTTTAACCAATAGATATAATTATGTAAAGGAACATATCTTCCTTTCTTTTTATACCCCGGAAACGCAGGGTCGAATTCATCCGTAAAGACGAACCCATCGAATTTGTATAACATTTTTATCTTTTAAATTAACGCCGACGACCCGATTTGAACGGGCACGCCCAAGGGTTCCGGTTATCTTGTTTTAAAGACTTTTTGAATTCTTTCCTGAGATATGACATAATCTTTAAAGAGATGCTGTTGTGGTTGAGTTCCTTGCCCATAGCGAATAGTAAAACTTCGTCTATTGATAATTTCCTCCATTGTAACAAGGTAAATATTTTCATAATCACATAAGATCATAACATCTACCTCTTCTAATGTATACTTTTTTATCTCTTTATTATGCCAATTAATACTTCTTAAATCAAATTCAATAAAATTATCTTTTGGTTTAGATGATTTAACTTGTACTTTATATAATTTATTCTCATGGATTACAATGAAGTCAAAGGGGAGATTCTCAGATAAAGGTATTGCAACATCAATATTATGTTTTGCTAATTCACCTATTGCTATTCTTTCCCCATTTTCTCCATGTCCTTTATGATTCATATTTCCTCCAAATTTCAAGACCGGTGGAATACCAGATTCTCCTCCCACGTCGGCAATAGCGATAGCCGGATTTGAACCGGCGAAGCCCTACAACACGGGGTCTAAACCCGCTCTCTTTGCCCACTTGAGTATATCGCTTATAAGTTTTAATAGGTGAGTAAGAACCCAGATTCTGTGATTTATAATAACCTCTGGGAGCTATATAAACCCCTCACCTAAATAGTAGATACCGGGTTCGAACCGGTGATTGCGCTACCGCCCGGATCTTAAGTCCGGTGTGTTTGGCCTGACTCCACCAATCTACTTAATGAATTTAAAGTGTAAGAGAGGGGATTTGAACCCCCAGCTTCCTCCTTGCAAGGGAGGCACTCTGCCATTTGGAGTTACTCCTACTAGTTAATATATGTGTCTTCTTATATATAAGTGTTTCCCAAAAAAAATTAAAGGGGTTTAAATTAATCGAGTTTGTAGTTTTCTACTGCATCGACCATAGTTCCTAATCCTTTCTCATACATAGGTATGAATTTAAGAATTTGTTCAGACCATCCAGCTAGTAAATTACTATTTGGGTCATCTTCTGGAACGACACTTGTACCGTAACCGGTTAAGTCGATCGGATAGAAATATGTTTTTGGATTAATTTGCTGTTTATATTTAGCCCATTCTTCTGCAACTGATTGGTCGCAGTGTCCATCATTAGGTGTTGAATCATAACATTGCATATCGGATAAGAGAATTACTCTATCAACAGACATATTATTTTCTCGCATATATTTAAATGCTTTGAAAACATTTGTTTGTCCACCGATACCAGTTACATTTTCTTGATTTTGTAATGATTGTTGGTTGCTTAATACATCCGTTCCGAGTGAATCCATAATAGATATGTCATTAGCTATCGCCATAACAATTGCTTCATCACATAGACCGTATGCCATTGCACCAAACAATGTGGCTATATCGTATGTTGTTGTTTGTGACCTACCAGATATTTGTCTACCTTTCATAGACCAACTAACATCTACAAGAACTAATGTTCTTCCAGATAATTTAGGAACATTATCCATACTGATAGTTATTGCTGTATTCAATGCGTCGAGAACTGCTTTTACTTGGAATTGGTCAGCATCTGTTCCTTTTAATCCTTGAACAGCTTTATATGCACTTAAGAATCTGAATGGGAATAATTTTGATCCTTTGATTCTTTCTGGTTTTGTAATTTTACCCATATATAAATCTGAATCAACATTATGTTGAACGAAATTTCTAACGTTTCTAACTGTTGCGAAATAAGGCATTAAAGGGGCAATATATTCCCAATTCTCCCTATTGCTTCCATGTTCTGATATATATGTTTCCCATGTTTCAGGGGTTTTTAGTTCATCATTGACAATTTTGTTAAATAGATTTTGCTGTTCCTTGTTTACTGGTCTAGGGTGAGTCATAAATAGAGCATCTCTAAGTTTGACATCTCCGTCTCTGTTGTATTTAGCGAACTGGTATTCATCAAATTTGTTGAAAGCCCCAGCTACACCATTCTTGATCAGCATTGGAAGTTTAGATTTACGTGGCTCTTGTCTATTTCTAGCTAACTGATAAGCTATCATTTCTGTTAACTCATCTGCTCTCTGAATAGTAGCTGTAATATATTTTCTTGAATTTGGCACAGGGTTTGCACCGCTGTTAGCTAATTCTACAGCTAGGAGCATTGGTACGCTTCTTAACTTAAGTTCCTTTCGAGTATATACTGCTAATTTCAATATAAACTCTGGGTCTTCTTTAGCTACTCTGCGAATTGTATTGATAATCTCAAGATCGTGGTCTTCGCCTTTAGTGTAGTATTTATTTTCACCAACTAAACTTGTAGCAACCATCTTCATCAGTTTAACTTTATCTGATGGTTTATATGCAAGTCCGCCTTCATAATTGCTTGTAGCATTTGGTGATTCTCTCACTTTTTGTTCTGCTGTTTTATTTGTATTGAATTTACTCATATTGTCACGCATCCTTTCATTTTTTAAGGAGAATATATCAGGAGTATAGTTGAATAGAGTGCCTGAATCCCCTAGTACTAGACTAGAAGGTTCGTGCTGGCGATAGATGTTTAACGTGATCACTCACTGGTGCATGCGAAGTATCCTTATTCTACGCAACCTGATAATATTGACAATGATAATATAAGATTAGGAGTATTAGCGATGAAAGAGTTAAATATGCTTTCACATAACCTGATGGATTTAAACCACCTAGGATTTACAAATTCTACGTTTTGATATAGTTTTGTTGTCGAAGTATCTTTCTATCTACACAGCCTGATATATGATATTGAATGTTAGGAGAATTGGTCAACGACGGTGTATTTTCAGTTTCGGTTTGGAAGTAACCGCCATCTGCGCAACCTAACATATGAAATTTATGGTAGTTTCACATCATACCAAGGATGCCCCAAGGAGAGGTTTGTATGGATTTATAATCGAAGGTGAACAGGCGAACAGAGAAAATATGCCGTCCTGAGTCAAAACCCTCTGGTACGGACTTGTTTGTGTCTGATAGTTTGTTTTCGTTTGAAGTATCTCTAATCTACACAGCCTTTCACTTATACGTATCGGGTTACAATGTAAACCGATAGAAATGATAATAAATTGGGAGTATTTGCGATAACAGGATAACAATCTGCCTCTATGGACAGATCTATTGGTTCGATAATAGAAGTATCTGTTATCTACGCAACCCAATTCATAATTTTAAGGTATGGGCTTCAGACCCATACCAGAGGAATACATGTTTAGACGGGAAAATAAGAAAACCGTCCAGTCATTGTAATAAATATTATACAGGGTTGGCGACAGAAGAATGTCACCGTTTTTGATCCCCTGTAACTATAAGTTATGTTCGTTAGGTATATACAAAGGTTGTGGTTACAACCAATAACCTAAGTTTATGTTTCCTGTATTAACCTTGTTCTTTATCATATAAATACTTATCGGTTTACTTTTGTTTTTTCCATATTCTTACATATTTTTTAATTCTTTTTTGAACACCTTCAATAAACTTTTCTTTATCAATTTCATTTTCACTTAGTTCGTATGCTGATACATATACCTTGCCCTTACTATCTAGACCAAAGATCAATATATCTGCCGTAGGAATGATTTCATCATTAAGCATTCGTACATCTTCTTTCTTAAGTTTAATTTCCTTCTTCAAGAATGTAATTATAGCATGTGTTTCATAATAGATGTCATGCTTTTCTTCAGTCAAAGATGTTATTCTCATATAAATCCTCCTCCCTAAATAAAACTAATTTCCATCTTAATCCTAATGCTTCTTGATATACACGTACAAAGAATAAAACATCTTTACACTTACTTAAAGCATCATATTCTTGATCTGTTAGGTTACTAATCATTACTCTATCTGCTGATTTATGACTATCTACCTCAATACGTACAATTGCTTTTTCACAATTTCGTTCTATTGCTTTAATTAATTGATCTCCTGCATCATCTACAAATCTATCCAGTTCCATCATTAACCTCTCCATTATGTAGTCTTAAAAGTTCTTCTATATCTAATATTAAATCTAATGGTCTATATCTCCATGAATTACATGTAGGGCATGTTTCATCCACATAAGCTTTGAAATAATATGTTCCACAGCTTCTACAAACTACTGCCAAAACAAGTGTCTTTATGATAACTAGGTATTGGTTCATCATTACTTTTAAACCCATGTGATTTCAGTATCTTTACAAACTTTTCTATTTCCATACTTATACCCCACAAATATTATATCATGCCAGTTCCAATCTACTCCAGATACCCATTCCTCATTAATCTTTTTATATATACCTGTATGTCCTGACTTCATAGGAGCAGTACAACATTCACCAACTTCTAAACGGTCTGGTGTTGGTGTAAACTGACTCCAACCCATAATAAAGTTTAGTCTAATGGGTTTTGCTCTCACTATTTGATAACGTTCATCTAATTCATCTTCTTTAATACCCAATTTAGAACATTCAATATCTAATATTTTTTGTAGGTCTTCATCTGGCATTCCATCGTTATGTAAATCAGATATTTTTTGAGCTAAATCCCACATTTTTTGGTCTTTACTTTTTTTTATTCCTAAAGTTTCTAATAAACTCATTATAGATTCTCCTCAAATTCTTTTCTAATTTTTTCACCTAATCTTTTTTCAATAACTTCCAATGCTTTTTCATGGTTACATCGACTAGACATGATATTATAAATGAATACTGGATCATTCCAATTCTCTGTTTGTTTTTCTTGTCTAATTTCTTTTGTATCCTTTAACATCTGTTTATGTTTATTAAGTCGGTCTTCATTCTTAAAGTTTTCTTTTTGTTTTTTACTGATCTTTTCTTTTAACTCTTCATTGTCAGCTTTAGATAAGGACTTCTCCATCTTCTTACGATATTCTGGATTATTCCATCGTTCTTTACGTTCTTTCTCTTGTTGCTCTCTAAACACTGGGTCTTTCCATCGCTCTGTCATTATCTCACTCTGTTCTTCGCTTCGTTGCTGTCTAAATTCAGGGTCTTTCCATAACTCCTTCATTCTTTCTGATTGTTTTTTTCTTTTCTTATATGGATTAGCCATTGTCTTGCCTCTTAATTAATTTGTCTTCAAAGTGTCTAGGAGTTTCTTCTTGCTCTTCTTCTTCCTCTTCGTCATCGTCGTTGTCTTCAACAATAAAATCAGATTTATCGAATGGCACGTAGTCCTTTTCTTCTTCGTCAGTAATCTCTTCTTCTTCTACCGGTTCTGGTTCTTCTGGAACACCTTTTGGTATATCAAATACAAATCTATCATCATCAATACGAATAGTAAATTTTTCATCTGTTTCTTCAACTTCATATAGCCCATCTTCAACATATAGTAGGATTTCATCGATCTCATCCTCTTCATAAGTTCTAGATGTCATAAGAAAATATTCAATATACTCCGGTGTAAATATAATCAACACTTTATTCATCATCCACAAAAGGTTCAGCTTGATAAAATACTGGGCAGTCATGCCCAAACACTTTACAACTATATCCTGTGAAAAGCTCACCAATTTCGGCTAGTTTATTTAAATCCTTGCCTTTATGTTCTGGATGTAGTGGATACTCTTCAACTAACTGTCCATAAGGACAATAACCACAACATCTACATGGTTTTTCTATTTTATCCGCTCCATGTATTCTAACTTTGTTATTTATCCAATATCCATTTTCACCACGTTTCATAATTTCACCTCATAAATGCAGATATTTAATTTATCTTCAAATATATCTATGACATTTTGAGCTGTTGAGTCTTCTTCATCCATTGATTCTTGAATGTCGTTTTGTAACTCATTTATATCATCTTTATCTAATCCGATTTCTATATACGTGACCCTTACCATCTTCTAGTCACCTGCCTAAGTCTTTCGTCTATATCTTCTACTGTATTTAATTCCTGTTCTTTATATTCACTGATACTCTCTTCATATACATACTTGCCATCACCTAAGAGTTTTACTCCCCATTTTGCATCACTATCTATACCTTGAACCTTTAATTCTCCTGTAAAGAATTTTGCAATGAATGGTATCCAACTTCGTTCACCATATAATTTATACCCTTTATATGTTGATAATACAACATTTAACTCATCATTATCTCCTAATGATAAGGTATAGTTGCCTAATTGGATAGGGCAATACTCTAATATATCTGATTCTTCTTGAGTACAAGAACGTTCTTGAGTTTCTGTTACCATCCGCTTCATTACCTTTTCAAAATATTCGATAAGTGATCTTGGAGCATGAATATCCCAATAGATAAACTTACTACCAATTATTTGTATCATTGATTATCACCTGATTATGTATATATGTTTCTTCTTATATATAAGTTTATCGATCAAACCTATAATCGTCTAATGTAAATTTTTTAAATGGAATTACTAAACTTCTATTCACACAATCATGTTCAGCAATTACAATAGGTACATCACATTCATAGATACGGTCTACATAATAGTATATTTGTTTTCTAGTTAACCCTAACTTTACTAGCTCTTCAATAGCCCACTTGATAGATACATTGGCTTCGTTTCGTTCAGCTACTAATGTACCATAACGTTCTTTACATCTATTTAACATTAGATCTAATTCATTCACATTACCAACTCCGTACCATCTTTAAACTCTATTAAACATGCATAGTTATCGTCCATATATGCTTCAAAGTCCTGATTTTTGAGTTGATCTAAATATTTCAATATCTCTTCTTTTGTATAATCACCTTCTAATATATCAACAACATCTTTAACTGGTATCTCAATTGGTACATATTGTTTTGCCTGTGATTCAATACATGAACCGTATTCATTGTCTAGGAATTCCTGAAAGTCGCCATCAAATTCTTCTTTAACTATCTTATCTATCTCTTTATCGTTCATTCAATCACCTGTTTGAATAACTAATACACTATCCGCCAAATACTTGATTATTTCAGTCCTTAGTGTATCTTGACCTTCATCTAAACGATCAAAATATGGTGCAATGATAGAAGAAAGACCATCCTCTAAAAAATCTTGAAGATCATCTTCATCTACTGTAAATGCATCAAGCTCCTGTTCATTATTCACTATCTGTATGATCATGGTATCCCTCGTTTTCTAACCTTCTTCTTACTGCACTTGTAATATTATATGTTAATTCTAATGTAGCCATTTCTAGGTGTCTATCCATTATTCTGCCCATTTCCCAGTTGTTTATAACTTCCTTGTCTACATTATCCATTGCTTTTGTGTGTAATTCATAGATTTTATCTATCAATTTTTTAGATATATCACTATCCCTAATAATATCTTCAAGTTCTCTACTAGAAACTACATTTAATTCTTCTAATAAACATGTTGGGGGTTCACAGAACCCGCCATTGCAACCCATTTCAACTAAATCTGGTCTTAATAATGGTTTATATGTCATACTATCACCTACAATCAGTACATGCATTTACATTGTCACAAGAAGCTATATCATCTCCATAGTCTTCTTTAGCTCCAATTATATCGATACCGTACTGTCCTAAGATAGCTAATGCTCCATACTTGCCATCCTTGCCTAATTCATCCTCTAACTCTTCATAGATATTATCCATCTCTTCTTGAGTTAAAGTAATGGTTATATTGTAGCCTTTATCTCTAACTATGTTATCTAATGCCTTACCATCTTTATATATCTTTTCTTTATCATACTCGATTCCTTTTATCATATTAATCTACCTCTTTACTAAATAAATATACATCGTTTTCGTCACTATCCCTTTCTTCTTCGTTTGGTGATATACCATATTGTTTTTGTAGCTTTATACATTCATCAATAGCATTGTCATAATCTGCAATAACCTTTACTTGATCTACTCTGCCATGATCTACTGCAACTATAACATTAACATTACTGATTATATGCATTGCGTCTATTATTGCGTCTATTGCTATTTGATAAGCTTCTTCACTGGGATAAGATGTTTCGTTTAATAAATCTTTTGCTTTATCTAATCCGTTGTGTATTTCGTATGTATCCATATTATCCCCCTATTTTTCTTAACATGTTACTACAATAATGTTTTTCTAATGTGCTAAATTCATAGTCTTCTATATTTTCTAGTACATATAATAGATCATTCTGAATAAATTCACTTATACATACTGGTAGCCATCCATCATCATATTTATTGTTGTCATTAGCTTCCTGTATATATTCGTCGTACTCATTCATGATAATTACTAATTCTTCTTTATCAAATATCTCTAAATCCATGTTTAATCCTCCATGTCTTTAATAGTTACATCATAAGAATATGGTACATTGCAAACTATATACCCTTTATGTTTAAGTTTTTTAATTATCTCTGCCGTTATGTTGCCTCTGGGTTTACAAATTTATCTTTTTTTATTTTATCCCATCTAAATTGGTAT